CGGGCCATTGGATAAAAGATATTCATATGATCAAGAAATATAGACTAAAAATGCTAATAAAAATAAATATTTTAGCATCATTTTTAATCTATATTTTGTTCTAATTTGATTGTCTTACTAATGCGGGCTATTGGATAAAAGATATTCAAAATCATATGATCAAGAAATATAGACTAAAAATGTTAATAAAAATAAATATTTTAGGATCATTTTTAGTTTATATTTTGTTCTTATTTGATTGTCTTAATGATTCGGGCCATTGAATAAGAAATCTTCAAAATGATCAATAAATATAGATTAAAAATGTTAATAAAAATGTTTATTTATAGCATCATTTTTAATCTATTTTTTGTTCTTATTTGATTGTCTTACTGATGCGGCTATTAGATAAAAGATATTCAAATGATCAAGAAATAAAAAATATTTATTATCAGCGTCATTTTTAATTTATATTGATTATCATTTGATTGAGAATCCATAACAAAAAATTGAAAATATTAATAAGAATATTGTTCATTAAAATAGACAATATTGTCTTGGTACTTGTTATCTGTTACAGATAAATTCAACAAATATGGCTTTTTCAAAAGAATGGACAATCCCTTATGCTAATATAACTGATCATGATTGGATCAATATATTTCCTAATGTGTGGCATGATCAAATGATCAACTATAGAATCGACTTAATCGATTTGCCGCTTGAATTATTACTTATAATTCAAGGATTCTTATGTGATACAGACAAGAGAAGTATGTTATCAACGTGTAAAAAATTCTATTCATTGATTGGACATACAAGGTTTCAAGAACCTATGTTGCTACAGAAGATGTTCAAAACATCTTATTACAGATGTGTCAGCCATATCATTTATAATCATGGATTGACTTATTTCGAAAAGTTAGAACTCGATAATGAATTGATTTCTAAAGATTGTTTTAAAAGAATAAAATCAATAACGATTATGAAATATCCACCAAATCCTATTGATTGGAAACAATTTACTAATTTGCAGGAACTGATTTTCACAAATATTCTGGATTGTAACTTGTACGAAGAATCGATTCATCTACATTTGCCTAACCTAAGAAAATTGACATTAGATTTCATTGTTCTACGTAAACAATCGTTAGATGATATCTTACCAGTGATTACTAACCTTACGCATCTTAAGCTATCACATGATTACAAACTAGGTGATAGTATAAAAAACTTAACCAAATTGAAATCTTTGGAACTTGGTTTTAATTACATACAACCACTTGATGATTCACTCAGTACATTAGTAAACTTGGAACATTTGAATATGGGTTATATGTATGATCTTCCGTTAAAGAACAGTTTGGCTAATTTGATAAATTTAAGATCTCTGGATTTGGGTACAAATTATGACAAACCATTAGAAGATAGTTTGTATAATCTAAAAAATTTGACTCATTTAAACTTTGGAGTCAATTTTAATCAGGAACTTGGTCAAAGTTTGTCTTGTCTAGTGAATTTGACTCATTTAAATTTATCAACTGAATATGATCACCCACTTGGACACAGTTTGTATTCATTGACTCGTTTGACTCATTTGAATTTGGGATATTCATTTAATTACCCTATAGATGATTCATTAAATATGTGTACAAACTTAACTCATTTGATTTTATCAAAAAGATTCAATCAATATTTGGATACAAGTTTAGATTCATTGACCAAATTAAAAAGTTTAGAATTTGGTTATCAATTCAACAAACCCTTGAATCATAGTTTGTCCAAATTGGTCAGTTTAGAAGAATTAACCTTGGGTTATAAATTTAATCGTGAACTCAAGGATAGTTTATCTACATTGCATAAACTATCAAAATTACAATTTGGGGCCGAATTTAACAAGTATCTTAGCCATAGTTTATTTCAACTCAAAAATCTTCGAGAATTGGTTTTAGGAAATGATTACAACTATCCCTTGAATGATACTCTTTCTAAGTGTACATTGTTGACCAAGTTAGTTATGTCATATAAATTCAATCAGTGTCTCGATGATGACTTAAATCAATTGACAAATCTTGAAGTCTTAACTTTTGGTAGCAAATACAATGTTAGATTTGGAAAGGCACTGAGAAATTTGAAATCATTGCCTCATTTAACATTGGGTGATGAATTTTGTGTTGAATTATCAGATGATTTGGATGGTTTAGTTAACTTGACCCATTTGGTATTTGGATATTCATTCAATCATAGTCTAGGATCAAGTTTGTCTAAATTAACACAATTAAAAGAATTACATCTATGTGGTCAATTTGATCAACCACTTGGATCTTCATTGAGTACGCTAGAAAACTTACAAGTTTTAAAACTAGGAAATCATTTTAATCAGCCTTTGGGTGATAGCCTAAACGGATTATTAAGACTAAAAAGTTTATCATTAAGTTGGTATTTTAATCAACCACTTGGTTATAGTTTGTGTAACTTGATTCGTTTGACTCATTTGAAATTTGATGCATCATTCGATCAACCTTTGAATGATAGTTTGTTTTGTTTACACAATTTAAAGAGATTGGATATTTCTAGTGGATACACCCATGACATTCCCAAAGGTAATTTTGAAATAAATTTTGAACATTAAATTTAAATAAATAATTCGAATAAATAATTTTTATTATTCATTCGAATTGACTATACATTTGATTGTTATAATTCACATAATCATTATAAATACTATTGGTACCTTGTAAATCTGGATTATTAACTGCATTTGTATCTGTATTAATAACTAAATTACTGTTATTAACTGCATTAACTTGCATGAGATTTTGCCAGTTTGCTAATTTAGCCAAACATTTAGGATTAGTATTAGTATCAGATATCGAATTCATATTAATATCAGTCATACAAGTATTATTGACATTGGAATTGATATTGGCATTAACATTCGAATATTGATCAGCACTAGGTCCAAGATTATTAAAACCCTCATCACTAACTATTTTTCCATCACCAGTTACGGCAACATCTCTTAAACGAGTATTATTTGTAATCAAACAATTTGCATTCCGCGCATCATATCTTAAATTTGCACATCTATATCCTCTAGGACAATTGTTTAATTTACATTCAGGACACTTATCCATACAATCACGTAAATTCATTTTTGATGAATAAGTTGTATTTCCAGCAGGATCATACGAATCAAAATAATATACTGAACGTTGATTAAAATCATTTTGTATTGGTTGATTTAAAAAGCAACATTGATTAATATCATTTCCAGATGAATCTTTTTGTATATAAAATCCTACACATTCTTCTTCGTCAACACATTTAGAAATACATTGATTAATATTATCGAATGGTATACAAGTTTGTTGTAATCTTGATTCTTTTGTGGCTAAATCAAGATAGGGATTATTAAACATATTGCGTAATAAATATGGATTATTCGCTTGGATGTAACTTAATTTTTTCTCATAATCATTGAATGCTTGTACTGTTTTATAATAATCTTTATCATTCAAATTACTGTATAAACCATTGAATATCCATTCATTTTTAATACTTGGATCAATACCGGCATATGGAATTTGTGAATCATTCGCATCTAATACTATAGAATAATCATCTAATCCAACATATTGCGGAGATGCACGACTATCCATTGGAATGGTATTCAATTTATTGGGTTCTAATAAATAATAACCATTGTCTGAAACAACATTATCTGAATTAACATTATCATAATTATCAAATTTTTCATTATTAAAATCAGTATTAAATTCAGGTTTAGAAATACATTTGCATGTATGAGAATCGATGTAAAATAGAATTAAAACAATGACAACTATGATTAAAATCCAAAGACTATTTTGTTCCATAATTAATTATACAATAAAAGGAGAAAAATATTATATTGTTATTATAATTTCATGACAAAACAATATAAAATATCTTTATTCATATTTAGACGTGATTTAAGATTGACAGATAATACATCATTAATGAAAGCCATTGAAATGTCAGACAGAATAATTCCATTATTTATACTAACTCCAGTTCAAGTTAGTGAAAAAAATAAGTTTAAATCATCTAATTCAATTCAATTTATGATTGAATCGTTACATGATTTAGATAGACAATGTCAACGTTATGGAGTAAAACTCTTGGTTATGTATGGGGATGAAATTCAAGTTATTAACAAAATATACAATGAAATTTTTTTTGATGCAATTCATTTTAACAGAGATTACACACCATATGCTTTAAAAAGAGATAAATTAATATTAAAATTCTGTCAGAAAAATGGTCTAGGATGTCATAATTCTCATGATTGTTTATTAACTGATACTCTTGATATTTCTGCGAAAAATGGAAATAGATATACTGTTTTTGGTCAATATTATAATAATGTATCTAGTATCAAAATACGTCCCGTGATAAAAATAAATAAAATTAAATTTTATCATGTGAAAATCAAAGATACTGTAAATACTGTGTATACCATAGAATCTGCCGAAGATTACTTATTAAAAAATAATTTTTATGAAATAAATGATCATATTGCCGAATCAGGTGGTCGTAAAGAATGTCAAAAAATATTAAGATCATTAGCTAGATTAAAGACCTATGAAAATACACATAACATACCATCAATTCGAACAACTATGCTAAGCGCACATAACAAATTTGGAACATGTAGCATTAGGGAAATATATTATGCAATTAAAGAAAAAACTAATAGTCATACTTTATTAAGACAATTATATTGGAGAGATTTTTATTATTATATCGGATATCATTTTCCAAATTTATATACACACGAACACTTAACAAAAGATGTTCATGTAGATAATTCTGAATGGGAACAGAGTAAAGTTTTATTAAATGCATGGAAAAATGGCATGACTGGGTTTCCAATAGTAGATGCCGGTATGCGTGAATTAAATAATACTGGATTTATGCATAATAGATGCCGACTAATAGTATCAATGTTTTTATGCAAAGATTTATTAATTAATTGGAAATATGGTGAAGAATATTTTAGTCAAAAATTAGTTGATATAGATCGCGCACAAAATGTAGGAAATTGGAATTGGTCTAGTAGTTATGGTTTAGATCATACTAGTTTTTTAAGAATATTTAATCCATGGACACAAGCTAAAGAATTTGATCCAGATTGTATATACATTAAAAAATGGATTCCGGAATTATCTGATGTTGAAAATGATCATATCCTTAATTGGAATAAATATTATTCCGATTATGATATTGATTATCCTAAACCAATTGTTGAACACGATGTTAAAAGGTTAGAGTATTTGAAATTCTATAAAAGATTTTTTCGTTAAATTGATTCAGGTCTAATAATTTTCTTTGGACAATACGCACGACAATAAGGACAATCATTTTTATTCCATAAATCAATACAATCATAATGAAATTTATGTCTACATTGTAATTCTACTACACGTTCAGATACTTTAGATTCACATCCAGCAATAATATCATAACAAATACTACATATATCTTTATTATGTATATCATATTGCAGAACAAAATCTTTATGATATACATAATAAATATCTAGCTTTTCTTTGAACCAATTTAAACTTTCATAATTATTTGTTAAAAATGCATCTATAATTGTATTATCAGAAACTTTTAATTTTAAAAAATTTGTTTTATGCATTTTCAAAAACCAATCAAGTATTTTAATATACTTATGAGCACTTGCATTATTAATTGCTTTACAAGTATATTTAAATTTAATTGTTGGATCAATAATATTTTTCTGATAAAACCAGTTTAACACATTCAAATTATTTAAACAAGATGCGGAATCAATTGCAGTTTCATCATATTCTAATTTAAATTCATCTCTATGATTGAACCACCAATCTAAAGAATTAATATTATCATAAACACAAGCACTATTAATAGCATCTCTGGTGTATTTAAATTCGTTAGATGTTTCTTTACACCATGAATACCACCAATCTAAAATTTTTGTATGACCTTTACTAGATGCTATATTAACTGCACTAGAACTGTATTTTATTATCACTTTATGGTTGCATTTTGATTTTGAATAAAAATAATCAAGCATTTTTGTATTATTATGTTTACATGCATTATTAATAATTTTTTCTGTATAATATAATTCTAATGGATTGTTAATACTAAACCACCAATCTAATGTATCATAAATCCTATCATTAAAAAGTAAACAATCAATAGCATATTCAGTATATTGCAAATGAATATCTTTAGATGTTAAACTAAGTTTTAACCATAATTCAAGTACGTTAATATGACTATTTATTGATGCATAATTTATTGCATTATATGTAAATTTTAATTCTAAATTCTTATCATAAAACCATTGAATAACATTAACATAACCATATTGAGATGCATTATCTAAAGTATAATATGTATAATTGAAATCTGATTTGTTTGAATGTTCAAACCACCAATCAAGAATCTTAATTTGATTATTTGAGGCAGCATAATCAATTGCATCTACATTGTTTTTAAAGTCTATTTTTAATACATCACGTCTGTCATACAACCAATTTAATATGTTTAGATCTCTGGTATTCAATATTTTTTTAGTACATTTAAAAGTAATCAAATTTGGATTTGTAACACTTTTTTCATAGAACCATTCTAATATATTTAAATGGCCATTATATGACGCAGAGTCAATAGCATTACTATCATATAATAAATCTAATTTATCAGAATGATTGAACCACCAATTTAATATCGATACTTGTCCATTAGAACATGCTTTATAAATAGCATTTTCGTTGATTGAAAAATTTAATATTTTACTAAACCACCAATCTAATACTGATACATGTCCATAATAACATATATTTGCAATTGTTTGTTCATTATAGATAATTTTTATTTTAGTATTATTATACCACCATTCTAATGTTTCAACTGTTCCTTTTATACATATATAACTTAAAATATTTTCACTATATTTTAATTGTAATCCAGAATTAAACCACCAATCTAGAACATTAATATGACCATTTATAGATGCATCATTAATAGCTTTTTCGGTATATAATAATTTAAGTTTATTCGTAACATGTTCATTATACCACCAATTAAGAACGTCAATATGTCCATTTCCACTAGCAAAATCTATTGCATTATCTGTATATTTAAAAATTGCATTGATTTTTAAAGGCTTGTATAATTTTAAAGTTCTTAATAATTTACACCATTTTTTACACCAATCTAATACTATAACATGTCCATTTTTTGATGCCCAGGATGTTATACATAATTCCGTCAAAAAATCTTTTTCATTTTTATTTTGATTATACAAATCAAGTAAATTGATTAATTCTAATGACATTTGATATTAATCAAATTAAATGTTACTATTAGTAACATTTGATATTGAATTTTCAATTATTTTGTCAAAATAATTGAAAATATTGAAAATGACACTCATTAAAATAGCCTAAATGAGTTTAATAAAATGATTATAAATATTTTTTAAATATAATGTCTGAAGAGATTATTGATGCAATTAAATATTTTGAAAATATACCAGAAATTTCAGCATTAAGTATACAACCTAAATATTCTGGTGTTGAATGTCAAATAACTTTAGATATGTGTAATATTGATAAATCTTCTTATTATGCCGATATTGTTAATGATCTAAATGACTTTTTTAATATTAATGATCTTAATAACTCCATGAACAAAATCTATCATCATTTGTACATAAATATTCATAAATTATGTAATTTATTACTAATTAATGTCGAAGATTTACTCATGATAATATTTGATGGAGTTTTGTTGAATGGTGATAATCATTCTTGTATGCAATGGATACCCTATACTATAACGAACATTATCACTATTCACGGTCAAGAAAAAACAATTTCCGTTTTTCAACCTATTTTGCAATTTGATTTATGTCAAGACTTAATTTCTGGTCTATATACTGATAAAAATGAGACAGAACATTTAATATTATTTTCAGATGAACTTTTTGAACAAAAAATATTAAAAATAAATATTTTTCTTCAAAAAATGATTCAAAATAATATTAATAGTATTATTATTAAACCACAATTACATGATCCTAATTCTAATGTAATTTTATCAACAGTGTGTATTAATTACAATACGATAACTAATACAGTGACTATAAATAAGAATTTCATCATATAATAATTATTAGGATCTTTGAATTTTGATCTAAAAACAGGATCTATTATGTAATTTATCACAATAACAATTGGTATAATTGATATTAGGATTTTATAATCTTTTGTTTGAAAGATTGCTTGATGGTGATCATAGAATAAATGAAAAATAACATATCCAATAATCAAATCAAAAATTGGTATGCCAAAGAATGTATATTGTCTAATCAAATTAAATAATGTTAATTCTTGTTTATTATTGTTATTGTATGACATATTTTATGTTGATATAATATTTGATAAGATAAGATAAAATTGAAATATATATTGTAATTGTAATTATATTTAAACAATAGCTAAACATTATCAAACAGACAATCACAGTCATAATTACAATCTAAAATTCATGTTTTTAATAGATAAATATCGGCCTAAAGTCATTGATGATTTTATATTCAATCGAAATGTTGTTGAACAGTTATTATTTTTATCGAGAGATAATTCAATTCCACATATTATTATTTACGGACCGGTTGGCGCAGGTAAGAAAAGTTTAGTTAGATTTTTTCTGGAAGCGTTATATGATTCAAGTATTAATAGAACAGATAAGACAACATATGTAGTCACAGGTTCAAGTAACACACCAACAGAAATACAAATACCACAAAGTGATTATCATATTGTTATTGATCCCACGAATACAAATTTTGACAAATATATTATTCAAGATGTTGTAACACAATATGCAATATATCGTCCATTAAATTTTTTTCAAACAAAAAAAGTATTCAAAACAATTTTAATTAATAATATCGATAATTTATCATATCATGCACAAGCATCATTGCGTCGAACAATGGAATTGTATGCAGAATCTTGTCGTTTTATCATGATATGCAACAATCTATCAAAAATATTAGACCCATTAAAAAGCAGATGTGTTGTTCTTAGAGTTCCATTGCCTACAAATGATGACATTTTGAAAACGATTATTAATATTAATCAATCCGAATCAAGTTTAAATATGGATATGAAGAAATTACATGAAATAGTCAAAAATTCTAACAGATCGATTAAAAAAGCAATTTGGTTATTAGAAAATTCAAAACAAAATATTAAAAGCGAAATTTGTTTAGATGAAGTTATTGATAATATTATTGAGACTATTCTAAAATCTGATGAACACAATCTGATTGCACAGATTAATAAGATCAGGGATAAAAATTATAATATTTTAATAACAAATATTAAAGGTTCTCATATTATTTGTATGATATTAGATAAATTACTTGAAAGTATTACAGATGACAGAATCAAAGTTAATATTATCAAATTAGCGGCGAATGCAGAATTTAATTTAATTCATGGTAGACGAGAAATTATGCATTTAGATTATTTTATAATTGGTACGATAAGAGAATTAATTTTGGCTAAAACTAAAGTCTAATCAATAATTTAAATAATAATTTAATTTATTGATTTCATAACTTAATTTGAAAATTGTTTGGTCTTTTTTTCTGATTAAAAATGTAGACTAAAAATAATACTCAAAATATTTATTTTTATTAACATTTTTAATCTACATTTCTTGACCATTTGAAGATCCCATAATCCAAAAGCCCGCATCAGTTAGTCAATCAAATAAAAACAAAATGTTGACTAAAAATAATACTCAAAATATTTATTTTTATTAACATTTTAAGTATACATTTCTTGACCATTTGAATGCCCATAATCCAAAAGCCCGCATCAGTTAGTCAATCAAATAAGAACAAAATGTAGACTAAAAATGATACTCAAATATTTATTTTTATTAACATTTTTAGTCTACATTTCTTGACCATTTGAAGATCCATAATCTACAGGCCCGCATTCATCAGACAATCAAATCAGAACAAAAATGTAGACTAAAAATGATACTCAAAATATTTATTTTTATTAACATTTTTAGTCAACATTTCTTGACCATTTGAATGCCCATAATTTTGATCTGTTCTTACTACATCAATCAAAATGAGTACAAAATGTTGACTAAAAATGATACTCAAAATATTTATTTTTATTAACATTTTTAGTCTACATTTCTTGACCATTTGAAGATCCATAATCTACGGGCCCCTATTCGTCAGATAATCAAATAAGAACAAAATATAGACTAAAAATGATACTCAAAATATTTATTTTTATTAACATTTTAGTTTACATTTATTGGCCATTTGAAGATCTATTATCTAAAGGCCACATTCATTATCCGTAAGATAATCAAATTGCCAAAAAATCTATAGGCCAGCATTTGCAAGCCAATCAAATAGGTACAATATGTAAATATTAATAATCATTTTAAGTTAATATTTCTTGTCTATTTGAAAATCTATGGACATTGTTTAACGAACAATACAATTGAATAATAGGTTAAAACTAAAGTCTAATCAATAAATTTAAATAATAATTTAATTTATTGATTTCACATCTTATTAGGTGGCAAATAAGTATAATTTACCGGATAAACATTATAGTTATCTCCACTATTACCGTTGAACATTGGTCCAGTTATTGGATATGTAGTATCGGTGTTACCTCTGAACGTCGGTCCAGTTTGATAATTATTTTCAGTATTTAAAGGAAATTGTTTTGGGAATAAATCTTCATAATAAGAACTTGGATCAATTTCAATGCCATTAAATGTTTGTTTTATATTATTGCCGCCTCTAGTATCAATATCATAAACTTTCATAGGATACATTCCAGGGAATCTATCTTCTTGACATTTTCTAGCAGATTCTAATACTGAATCTTTTTTAAGAAACTCTGGACAAATTTTAGTATCTAAGGGGCATTTTTTAAAAGTTTCGAAACCGGGACAATTTTTAATGGTTTCTTCTGGGCATTTTTTAATATTATCAAATCCCGGACAAATTCTAGTATCTTCTGAACACTTTTTAATATTATCAAATCCAGGACAAAATTTAGTATCTTCTGGACACTTTTTAAAAGTTTCAAATCCAGGACAAATTTTAGTATCTTCTGGACACTTTTTAAAAGTTTCAAATCCAGGACAAAATTTAGTATATTCGGGACACTTTTTAATATTATCGAATCCAGGACAAATTCTAGTATCTTCTGGACATTTTTTAACATAATCTCTACGTGGTTTACCAATATTATTATCGGGATATTTCAAATTAAAAGATTGTTTTGTATAGGGGCATTGTTTATTAATATTAGGTAGTCCAATTAAATTGTTTTTATCAATAGCCGGGAATAAATATCCAGTCAGATTTGATAACAATTGACTTAGTTGTTCATTTGTAAACAAACTAGACAAAAACGATTTTACATTTGCAATGTTAGTATTGCTAAAATAATTTCCATTATCTACATATGAATCAACAGAATCCATTACTCGATCAAAATAAAAACCAATTACATTATCCAACAATTCGATTTTTTTGTAACTAATGTAATAATCAATTAATTTATCAAAGTAAATACAAATATAAATAGTAGAAATCAGTGTCACTGCAAATACTGTTAATCCGACGAATGATAATAGTTCGATAACGTAAATTGTTTCAAGTAAACTCATTATTTATATTAATGATAAAATTTTTGAACCTTTATATACGAATTTTATTTAATAATAAATATTATTATTAAATGAAAATCAAATAATTTATATTCTTTAAGATCTAAATATCTTTAAGTTGTTCTTCAATATGTTTATCAAAACCGTTTTCATCATCAGACTCCTTATTATCAGACTTAATTGATACTGTTTTGACATCAATATCAAAGATATTTTTAACATTTCCATTTTCAATAGAATCCATATATTTTCCCAATAATGCTCTGTATTCACTGAGTTTATTTTCATCAATGAAAACAAAATCATTTTGATCAAAGAATGTCTCATCAATTCGTTCTAGACGATAAATTTTAGCAATTAAATCGTTAAGTTTATTGATAAGATCGTGTGATTTTTTTGATTCTTTTTCATATCGAATTAAAATATCTGTTTGGATTTTTGATTGCATGTCGACAATTTTGTATAAGAAACTCTTTTTATAAGAATCAAGTACTGCATCCTTTTTTGTTATTGGTACTGGAACTGGTGTTGAAACAATTGGATTGTTCCTATTTAAGTCAAACAATGGCGATGTTACTGGCTTTGTAACAGGAGTTGTAATTCCAATTGGAATTGCATTTGCATTTTGAATTTTGTATAGATCAATCAATGGCGTCATATTAGAAAATGTTTTTTTCATCATTTCCATTAGTGGATTTTGATCTTGACATTGGTCAAGATCTGGACTGGATAATTTATACATATCCATAACTGTTTTCGCCGCGGTCATTAATTGCTCCGGATTTTGTAACAATGTTGAAACAGTTGTTAGCAATGGATTTTGTTCGTCATTTGTGTTTGCATTTTTATTCGTCGGTATATATGTTCTCCCGTATGTTCTTCCACATGTATCAGCTCCAACACAATATACTGGATTATTACTAAAATAATCAATAGGTAGATCATTTTCTTTTTTCGTGCTAGTTGGAATTGGATCACCAACTCGAATAGGTTCATTTACTCTAATGCATTTACATTTAAAATCATTTTCACTGCTATTATCAGAGTCAGAATCAGAAACATCATTTTTTGAGATATAATCAAAAATGTTATCGAAGAAAGTTTCACACATCGAAATGAGTTTTTTATACGCCTTATTTTTATCCAAAATTCGGTTTGATTTTTCAGTTTCTGTTACCCAATTGTTCATAATTTCGGCTAAATCAGGTGTAACTGAACAAATTGCCTTGACAAAATTCTTAAGATAAACAGAATGGTTAAAGTAAGTTGACACGTTGTAATTAACATTATCAAATGCAGTCATTGTACGTAAAAAATATTTGTATACGATATTATCAACATGTGTTAACATTTTCTTATTTAAATAAGATTTGAGATACATATATGCAAACCATCCGCCAATAATAAGGCAAAGTGTAGTACACCATGAAACACTGTAAATGAAAGAGAGTACAATTTCGTCACTAATTTGAATCATTTCCTAAAGTTTTAATATAATTATTCTTTAAGTCAAATTAATAATAATATTTCAGAATATTTTTTTTTCAATTTTTTAATATAAATTTTCTTCACAATGCATTTGATTTATTTTACCCACATAATCTAATTGTTCTGACATTGTTGTCGGTATACTATACCTATACATACTATCTTTGACCTCTCCGGGTAATGTAACCATTGTTGGAACGTATCTAATGTCAATCATTTGGAATGAATAAACTGTATCTTCTCTAAATGGATCTTGTGTTGGTTCAACCGATCCATAATAAGTAACTTGAAATACTAATAATTTATTATCGTAAATAACACCAACATTTGTTTTGAATACAAAATCTTTAATGGTTTTTATAATATAAATAGGTCTAATTTCTGCATATTGTATTAAATTTAATGAATTTATACCAAAATATCTCGGAAATATTTCATTCCATGATTTAACATTGCGTTGAACAAAATAGGCATAACTACCGGCAAAATAATCATCATCTTTATTCGGATATAATGTCTCTACGGGCAAACTAGCCACATTAAATACATATTCCGGATTTAAAAAATCTTCTTCGATTTTTATTAAAATTTCATTTGCAGTTGGTAGTTGCCGTTGCAATTGCATTTTGACATTGGGTTTTGATGTTAATTTTGGCTTGGATTTGAGTTTGGATATAGATTTGATTTCTTCTACAGGTGTAGATATAGGTATATCATTAAATTTTTCACTAGAGTTTGATTTGTCATTAACTAAACTTTCATGATGCTTTTTAACATAAATTGACGACAAGAAAAAATACAATATTATAACAACAATTATGAAATAAATGAGTTTCATTTTATAATTGTAAGAGATATTTTAATATCATAATCTAATATCATATCATATGATAATCTAATCAAAATCATCTGCTCCTTCTGCATATTCGTCTTCATAATCTTCTTCATAATCGGCGCGTCCTTCGATGTCCAATGCTTGGGCAGTTTCACGGGCATCTTCGGCCTCATTTTCATCTAGACTGCCATTATTAGTATCAAAATCATCATTTGTATTTATTTCTACGCTTTTACCTTGTGAAAGTGTATCTCTTAATACTGAAGATCCTTGTAAAATATAATCAAATCTTTTCAAATCTAGATTATTTTTCTGACTATCTGTATTATATTGGTTATACAAATTATTTATTATCAATATCAAAAACATTACTAAATTATTTTTAACTGTTTTATCTGGATTTGACAAAATAATATCATTCAATTGTTTTACTAAATAATAAAGAATAATAGCACCAACATTATCATAATAATTTATAGTATCGCTTTTTAAATAATAATTTTCTTCATCAAGTATCATATTAGTCTGAGACCAATCTATTTTTTGATATTTAAGGTAAGTTCTAATCTGATCCCATATTTTAAATGCATTATCTTTCAATCCATAATTAATACCTAATAATAATTTACTGTATTTTGATATAATTTGTAAAATAGGTGTTATACTTACCGTTGTAGGATCTAAATTAATGTTAGAAGAATATTTAACTAAATTAATAAAATTTTGAATTGAATTTGTAACTTCTTTTAAATGTTTGATATGTTCTCGACAAATTAAATCAACTATATGATAAAAATTCATTTTATCGTCAGAATAATTTTTCTTGTTTGCATCAAATATTGTTTTAATATCAATATATTTTGATTCATAACCCATGTAATATAATTGATATTTGACACTGTAATTTATTTGTAAATATAAATTATTCCTTCGATTTATAACATAATCTTTTTGTCTTTCTTTGTATCCCAATAAACGTAATGTTTTTGCATGATAAAATACATCAATTTGACCGACTCTATTATCTGTGTAATAGTAAACATCTGTTTTAAAGAAAGGATGATTTTCTTTGAATAAAATCTTGTCATCACTTTCTAATATAATTATTGGGTCTGACAAAATACTGCCGTCGTATGTATGATCTATTATATAAACATTATCATTCAAATAAGATGGATATTTATTCAAACCCAAATTAATTGTCTTACCAATAGACATTGACATCGTGTTAATCAAAATATTAATCGCATTTTGTACATTATTATTGATATCTGATTTGTTAAAACTTATTACTAATTCATTAATCAATTTATCGGCATTATCATCCATTTCATTTTGTTCAACAAAATAATTTTCTATTTTATTTAATGTTTCTTGAATTCTCTCATCTTCGATACTTTGTAAATTAGCCGCTAATGTATCTAATTCTTTAATTGTATAAACATGATTCGTGTCTTTTGAACATATTTGACATACATTTGCATTAACATTTGCATTTAAATTAACATTTGAATTAACATTAACATTAGCATCATTATTACCAAAATCATGTTGACATCCAGTTAAACATTTAAATTTAGCGATTTTACTGATAACATAATAATAATATTCTTTATTTCTATCAATAACTGGTTCTGATAATATTTTACTCAAATTATGTACACAATCTGGATTATTACTTTTGGATTTAGTCATTAATTCTTTATTATTCATTTGAAAACGATAAAACTCGCCGGTTATACAATTGGTTAAACTAGTTGCATGAGTTTGAGATTTATACAAATAATCATTCGGATTATTGAATAAAAACATTAAACCATTCATTTTAAATGTTTTAATTTTAACCAATGGAAATTGTATCACATTCAATGTGCCTATTTTAATATCAGTAATTTCTTCATTTATTATTACAGCTTTGGCTTTGATATTACCATATTTTGCATGAAATTTCCTTAAGGCATGTATGATAGCGTGTCTTTTAAACAAATGATTATTTTGATTATAAAATTGAATAGCAAATATTTGATAAAAAATATTATTCGGAAACTTAGCTACTTGTTCTAAAATTGAATTTAATAAATCTACCGCCGATACTATAATCGTTTTTTGTACTGCGGGATTAAATACTTTAGTATTAGTCATACTAACATACCATATATTGTATTTGATAATAAAATAGGAAAACAAATATAATAAATAACATAATACTGGATAATTTGATATATATTCCGTATCAGATGTGTTGATATTTTTTCTAATAACAATACCTTTGAATAATCGATCAAAATACTTTTCGAAATTATAAACATTACCAATCCTATCAAATGACATTGTTAAAATTTGTGAATCAGTGATTTCTGGTAAAAATTCTAAGATAAAATACAATAAAATATTATTGAATTTATATTTGTTCAGATCTATTTCACTTGGATTTGCAGGATTATTAACAAAATTAAATATATTATCATCTAATTCAAATGCAAACACAATATTATTGTTATTTATTGAACTTTTTTGTTGTTTGAATAAATTTGCATTATGTGTTACTATAATATCAATTATATTTTTAACCAAATGTCTTCTTCGAATACGATTAGCATATGAATTACCAACAAATACATTGACTTTTGTTATTAAAGAAATACGATCTATTAATTTTTCGATAATTTTAATAGTTCGATCATATTTTTGATATTCACGCAAATCTTCTAAAGGTACATCCATTGGGGCATAATTTGTAATAAATTTTTGTTGTGAATCGTTAAATTTACCATCTTCTACAAATTGTCGGATCTCTAATAATCTTCCACATGATTTACAAACAAAATCTAATTCATCTGTCTCTATTGCATAATCTTGAATAAATTTTGTAAGATTTTCATTGTATTTATTAACAAAAACTTTTTTGATTTTATTTAATTCTTTCCATTCAATTTCATGTTGACATCGAGATGTATTAAAAACATTATCATATTGACTTTGATTATTTGATTTATAAATGTCTATGATCTTTTTGTCAATAATTCTTGTTGGATCTGACATGTCAATAAAAATATTATAAATTTTAGGTCTGATCGGTATTTGATATACTGGTAATGGTATCATTTCACCAGTATATTGATAATTGATTGGTTTGTATCTTGGTTTTCTCGCAAGGTATGAAACAATAATTTCTCTTTCATCAGATTTGTCATATCCAAATATACCACGAATTCTATTAAACATAAATACAAATAAATCGATTTTATGTTGGGACAGATGGCTATTTTCTACTAACAAAGTATCTAATTTATAATTTAACATATTCATAATATTATCATAAATTTCCCCATTAAGAGTTTTGACATAATCTTGAAAATCAGTTGCTTTGATATCTTCATAATGAGTTAATTGTACTCGATCTGTTTCAATATCATAAATCCAATAAACTGTCTTGTTCCAAATATTTTTATTTAATGAATACAACTTATTTAATTTATTTTTATCAAGAGACACTCCTACTTTTTTTCTAGATACAACAATCATTGGATCAATAACAAAATGTTTAATAATCTTTAAAAACATAGTATAGCCGTTTTTATCTGATACTTTTTTAACATTTCCATCTGATAATGGATAATTTATTTCAATTTGTCTAATATCAATAAGTTTATCTTTTGATATACAATTAATAGCAAGACCATTAAATGGATTTATAGTCAATCCGACGAGATGTATTGGCATTTCTACTCCAACAGAATGCAATTCAACATCACTTAAATTAGAAATATTCTGATATTCAATATTACTATAACGCATTACTTCAATGGTCTTATCAACTTCAACAACAGTACCATATTTTAAAAAATCTTTGAAATTAATATATGGAAATGAATTATAATGTCTTAATTCTAAAAAATATTCATTGTTTTCCATGACACGACGACCTTGATTCATGATTTTCTTCATAATATTAATTTCTTCAATATCATTGTATAAAATAGCTTTGCGTTGTATTAATGGTTGATAAAAATATTTTCTAATTTCTTTTTGAAATTCTACATTACGTGTAGAATAATATTCAATTACATTATCTATTTTATTAATTACTAATTGTATACGTGTATTCTCTTTCTTTTTTCTTTGTTGATAGATCATGGCTAATTGAGTGTTACGATTATTTGTATTGGCATTAGGATTCGAATGATTACTGGGTAAAGATATAGGTAAAACAAAATTCTTATCATTGGATATATCAATACGTTCTGAATCTTTATGATATCTAAGAAAGTCATCAACTATAGGAGTGATAAAGGGGAATTGTAACAATAATGTATTTTTTTTGTCAAGAGACAAACCAATTTCAATTGCATTAGATTGATTTAACATTTTATAAAAATCATGCGCAAAAACTTCATTTGATAATGTATCATTGTAGCCTAAAATTTGTTTAAAAGTATTAAAATCAATAAATTCTTCATCTGCAATTACAACATCAATGTAACGATATTCGGTTTCATTTTCTTCTATTTCATTCAAAATCCTAAAAATAACTGATTTTTCTTGTTTAATATATAATTCCCTAAAAACAATTGTTTTTATTAAATTATGAACATTAATATTAACGGTTGGATTACCATTTGTTTCGGAATATAATAATAAGAAATTATCAATGTAATCAGAACCCAAATCATTTAAAAAATTAATAGCAGATTTATAATTATCAACATCAATGTTTTTCTTTTGCATATCAGTCATAAACAATAATTTAGAAATATCTTTAATCATTTTGAAAAAATTAATCAATTGATAATTATTTTCACTGTTGAAAAAGTTTTTAATATGAAAATTACTCATCTCTTGAAATTTTGAATATTGAATAATATTATCAATATACATCTTTTGTGTGCCTTTGTAATAAAAAATAATATACATAAATAGATAATATGCGACATATCTGCGAACAATATCGATAATTTGTTGGATATTTTCTTTGTTATTAATTAAATTTCGAATCGGTTCTATGTCAATTTGTAAAACGAAATCTTGAATAATCTTATTTAATCTATCCCGATATTCAACAAAATTATTGTTTTTACCATTGATGATAAGATTAGATATATCACTTGAATCTAAAACATCTAGATAAAAATTATCTAAAATTTGATCGATAATCTGATCAATTTGATTAATATACATATTTCAAATTATACTATTAACTTATATTTTATTGATATAATATACGACGTTATAGATTTTTAGAATTTAATAGATTTTCAGAATTTAAAATATTTTTTGTTTAAAAAATATTTCAAAATCTAACTAGATTTGTTGATTAACTAAGTTGAAAACACCATAAAGATATTCAATAGCATCAATCATAACTTTGATTGGATGATCTTTAATACCATTAGATAATTTAAATCCAACTAAAATTTCCATTTCAAGTAAATGTGGTTGGCTATATCCAGCACGCGCAACTTTAGATGATTTCTGTAAAACATTTGCTAGTAAATTGCCTAATGTATGATCTTCATTATATAATCGGATCTGTACTTCTTCATCAGATTGTATGTCTTTTGTTAAATAATGTGTTTTTAGAAAATCAATCAAATTTGATAATTTCTTCATGAGAATAAAAATAGCTTTATGAAGAATATCTCTTGGTTCCAATTGTCCAATGGATTTAAAATTAAATTTATATTCATTTTCATTAATTTTATTGAAATAACACATACTGACTGCATCCCATGTAGAACTCATCTTTGCAATCGCCAAAATACCATTCATAGATGCTTTAAATTCTTGTTGTGGTTTTAATTTAAACAATAATAATTCTGGTCGTGATTTATAATTATTTGATACTTTTCCATTTATCGTAAAGACTCCATCATATGATGTGACATTAATAGTTTCTTTAGATTCATTTTTAATATCAAAAACATATTCAATACGTAAATGTTTTGTTTTATCATCTGATTTAACAGGTATAGATTTTTGTCTTTCTAAATCTGTTAGATCATTATATTTAGACGGTAGATAAGTATTGAATAGTTTTGTTAATACATCATTACTAATATATAATTCCGGATTCTCTAAATTATATGGATTTTTTATAGAAAAAATTGGTACTGTTTCAAAAATATTATAAATTTCATCATCATTTAATAATGATGAATTTCGATCAATTTTAATTTCTGATCTATGAAATGCATAAACTGGTACATCACCCATCATTGTTCTTCTAATGGCATTAACTATTGAGTTATCTACACTTTTACCATTAAAAAATAATGTTAATTCATCTGCAGAATCTTTGGATGATTGAATTTTTAAATTCAAATCCGGTTTTGATGGTAATACATCCCACGGATTATTTAGTGTTTTATAATGATCCATTATGATTATAATTATTACAATTATAACTATAACATTTATATTAAGTAATTTATGTTCAATTTTTTATTTTATTTTATTGTAAGTAATCATATACTATGAGTAATTACAATATATTGTTTTATAGTAATAACTGTCAACCGTCTAAAATTCTAATTAATTTGTTAACGAATGAGAAATTAATACATTATTTTACATCAATTTGTACTGATAATAATCCAAATTTACCACCATATATTACGATTACACCTACATTGATTATTAATAAATTTAATAAACCATTAGTAGCACAAGAGGCATTTCAATGGGTACAAAAAATTAAACAATATCGAATTAATGTACAATTACAAAAAATGACAACAAATCAAATGAATGCTATCAATAATAATCTTAATGTAAATGATAATAATTTATTAGGATTTACTCCTACAGAAATGGAAGGTATGACCGATATTTTTGCTTATTTAGATATGGATGCCGCATTACCACATTCTTATAATTATCTTGGACAAGAACAAACAATCTTTACCGGACCAGAAAATGAAACAAAATTAAATAATAATACTCAAAAGAAATTACATGATGAAATGTTAAAACAAAGACAAAATCAAGATGCACAATATCAAAAACAACTTAAGGAAATTCACGCTAATCCATCTAAATATTACAATATTTAATAATTTTAAAGTATTTTAAAGTATTTTATGCAATAATATAAATATTTGTTTTTAACAGTATTAATATTAGATGAATACAACTGTAACACCAGCCGGAGTATATACTGAAGAACAAAAAGTAGAAAAATACAAACGTGTTGCACAAGTTTTGGCAACATTACCAAATGAAATAAAATCAATGGCAACAGAAATGTCTAAATCAATGAGTGATGTAGAGATAATTATGCGATTCAATCAAATGATGTCATCATTATTTACATTTTTGATAGATAAAACAAAACCATTGCCAAATTATAAAGATTATGATTTTGACATTTATTTTAAATTAATGGAAAAAAGTATTTCTATCAATACTAAATTTCCAATTGAGAGATTTTGTTTAATAGTTTTAATTTTAGCACCACAAATTTATGAGAAAAATGAAAATTTCTTTTTAAATTACAAATTAAATGCACAAATTAAAACATCTTTTAGTAATCAAAATGAATTTTCAATTTTTGAATCCGAAAAATTTAAAGAATTATGGAAAATCATGGATACAGAAAGTAAAAATAGATTTGTAGATGATTTTACTTTATTGACTGTATTCGCTCATACATATTTTTTGCAAGTGGTTATGAAAACTAATAAAATGAGTTAAACTAAAAACAATTAAAGTATAAAATATTAGTATTATACATTAATGGATTTGGAATCAGAATTAGAACAAGAATTAGAACAAGAATTAGAATTAGAACAAGAATTATTACCTACATTTACAGAAAGAGATTTTATTGAAAGATTCACTTATCTATTGTTTATGGTATTATTTGATTATAAAGCATATAACGAATTAAACAATATAACAGAAGATCCAATTTTCCATGAATGTCAAAAACTATATGATTCACATCTAAAAGACAAACTTAATTACGCATTAGTAATTAAAAGAATAAATGTTTATTTGAAAGTGGATTTACAATCACAACCAATTGATGCAAAAAATCGTGAAAATCTAAGATTAAATAATTTAATTGAATTTAAGCCGCATCCCGCAATCGAAAATAATCAAATGGAATTATTAAAAGATTCAGATTTGCCATTACTATCAAATATTCCGATTAGTTATTTATTAAAAGCGCCCCTATACGGTAAATTAATTGCATTATATATACAATGTCTATTTTATCTTAGTCAAATTCTGATTTTAGAATCAAAACGTGATTCACATCAAGAATTATTTGATCATAGCGCAGAAAGATTATTAGATATATTAGAATTAATTGATAATTATGAAATGGATTTTGCATCAGATAATTTTTCTGGTTTAAATTCATATCTAAATTCAAATTTACAGAGAGACATTACCGCAGATAAAATCGATGATGCATCAATAGAAATGAAAAATATATTTAAGAATAAAGGAGTATCAGATGCATCAAGTAATACTGTATCAAAACTAATTGATAATATTACAAATAAATTGAAAACAGTAGATTTTCAATCGGGTAATATGATTCAAAGTATCATGGGCATTGCAAAAAATGTGGCAGAAGAAATAAAAGAATCTACACAAAATCCAGAAGATCTTAAAGATGTCATTACTGCATCTCAAGGGATCTTTAGTGAATTAATCGCAGGTAAAACTAATGAAGACGGAAGAGAACTACCTAATGGAATTATACAAATGGTGACAGGAATGATGTCAGGACAGATGTCTGGACATAATCCAGAAGGTTTAGGTCCAATACAAAATATTGGTTCAATTATGAATATAATGAATAGAAAACCAGTAAATCCATCATCAAATAATGATAATGAAAAAGTTCCTAATTCTATGGAAGAATTATTTGAAAATTTGATAGTGAAAAATAATTTAAATCGAGATGAATTTTATTTAAAGATTAAAAATTCATCAGGAGAAATTGATAACAATAAGTTAGAGAACGTACTGACTGAACTTATTTCTAATCAAAAATAATTATATAATTATCATTTATGATGATCATATAATCATTTTATTACTAAAATACATTTGCATCATTGTTAAAAAATGATAATAAAAGAAAGATCGCATATATTGTTTGTTATAAATAATATCTTGAACATTAAGCCATTTTATTTCTGATTTTTCTATAAAATTATTTGAAATAAGAATCGAATTAGCAATATTTTGATAGACGAATGGTAAATTAGAATCATAAGGTATTTGTACTATAAACATATAATAGTTATCAAAAACACTAACTAGACTATGTTTAAGTTGATAAACATCAATAGAGATTAAATTCAATGTTTCTTCATAAAATTCTCTAATGGCAGTCTGCGCAGGTGATTCATGATCATTCCTTACACCACCAAAATCACTAAATTTATTATGATTTGATTTAGAATTCGGACGAAACTCTCTTCCTAACAAAAATACTAATTCACCTAATTGGTTATAGCTATATAATAAAATACCCGCGCCAATAAAATTAGTTGTTGGTAACATTATAGGTAATTCAACATAATATGGTATGTGTACGGATACTGATGGGACAGGTACTGTTTTGGGTCTATAATAACTCGGTCCGCTTGGACCACTAGGACCAGTAGGTCCAGTAGGTCTACTAGTATTGCTAGTGTTTGATCCACTAGGACCAGTATAATTAGAATGTACTGATACTCTAGTAACTCTAGGTCCAGAAACCATAGGTGTTGTCATAGTCATAGCAGATGAAATAGGTCCACTCGGTCCAATAGATCCAGACATTTGTATTATAATATAATGACATATTTTAGAATATGGTTTAAAATATACAAAAATAAAATATAGCTAGAGTATAATTTATATGAATAACTTATTGAATATTTCCAGTGAAAAAGATTTATTGAATCTTTTTAATAACATTCAAGATAAATTAATTATTTTATATTTTACTGCAAAATGGTGTGGTCCATGTAAACAAATCAAGCCCAAATATGAAGAATTTGCTAGAAATCATATTACAAGCATTTTCTGTATAATTGATATTGATTTATATCAAGATGTATCTTGTAAAATAGTACAACTAGTATCATCTGTACCAACTTTTGATTTCTATTTTATGGGTAATAAAATAGCTACTGTTCCAGGTGCAGATGTCAATGCTTTATTACAAAATATTAATGCTTGTGAAAGGTATGTAATTCAAATGTTGAATGTTAAAACACAACAACAAATTCAAACTAAATCTCAAAATCCAAATTCCAATTCCAATTTAAATCCAAATCAAATCGCAAATAGCAATGATGGTTATTTTAATCCATATAATAATACTTTTGTTCCACAAAACCAAAATCAAAATTATCCACCTAATATTTTAGCAGGTACACCTATCAATAATAATAACACATCACAAATGATGCAACCTATGGTTCAACCAATGGCCCAACCAATGGCCCAACCAATAGCCCAACCTATGATGCAACCAATGGCCCAACCTATGATGCAACCAATGGTTCAACCTATAATGCAAACTATGCCGCAACCTATGGTCCAACCTATGCCACAACCAATAATAAATGAACAAACATTAACGCCACTAATTCAAAAAATAGTATTACAAACATTACAAAGCGTCCAACCCCAGTTACCATCACAACCCCAAACATCATCTTCTAAACCGATATCGAACGGACAAATCATTCAATTACCAGACGGACAATTATTGTTAGTAACTGCAGATGGGAAAACAGTATTGTTAGCTCCTAGTGTTAATCCAAGTGTCAATGTTAATGCAAATGCTAATTTAAATTCAAATCAAGAACAAGTAAAATCTACAGAAAATATTAACAATGCTAATACAAGTACTAATTAATCGAACAAATAATATTATTATATGATATATTCATCAATATGTCATATACATATTTATATAAAGAACAATTTAAAGGTGATCCGTTTTGGACAATAGAACCGAGTATATTGTATACCAATGGAAATTATTATCGTATATTACCTACATCAAGTATGACCAAAATTGAATCATTAAATGCATTAACTAGATTTTTCATTTATTTATTAATTTTATTTTTTTTGTTTGGTTCTAATCATGATTCTAAAGCTATTTATATACCAATTGTTGGAATTATTGTTATAATTATGATTTATTATCTAATTATTCTTGATTCAAATGACAATAATGAAAATTATCAATCGTTCAATGACATTGAAAATTACAATGAAAATAAATCTTGTCAAGAGAATGGTATTAGATCTAATCCTAATCAATCATGTTTAAATGATGATTTAGAAATCAAATCTTGTCAAATGCCAACAAAAGATAATCCATTTATGAATGTAGCTATTAGTGATTATAATAATAATCCAACAAGAGGACCGGCATGTAATGATGACAATGTTGAAATCAAAGAATTGATCGATAAAAATTTCTATTACAATTTATTACAAGATCAAGATGATTTATATGGACGTGGTTATTCTGCAAGACAATTTCATTCTATGCCATCTACTACTATACCCAACGATCAAACTGGATTTGCTCGTTGGTTGTATTATTTACCACAAACTTGTAAAGAAGATAATGCAAATTGTCTCAAATATGAAGATGTACGTTATGTTAGATTTAATCCAAATATTGATTATCCAGATAAGGTTATTCCCGATCCGGCTTATTAATTACTTATTAATTAAAATTCCGAATAAGTCATAAATGCTTTTTTCCATTTAGAATTTTCCAATAACTTAGGATTGATTATAAAATTCATAGGAATGATTTCAATAAAACCTTCATCTAGATGTGGTGATTCGAATTTTTTAGCATAAATATGATAAACAATATTACTCAATTTATTAGTAGAATAAAATAAATATCTAGTATTATTCAAATGTTTAGCTAATTCTAATGATGTTTGAAACCAAACACAACGTATTTGATAATTATATTTTTTACCTAAATTGATATAAATTTTACGAGTAGCTTTATCGGGATTTGTATTATCGATAACGATATTTGTTCCCGATATTAATATTTCTTTCGTTAAATTAATACATTTTTCTAATGTTTTACATGAATCTTGATTAACAACTTTATAAGTTTTCAAATTACTAACAAATGTGGATTTACCCGATCCAGGTAATCCAACCATGATAATCATGTTCATTTTTAAGTTATCCAGTCTTGTTAATTTATTTTCAATATCATTATCTAATGAAAATTCATAATTATATGGATCAAAACCACTTAGTTTATATTTCAAAGGTTCTTCATTCAAAAATAATTCTTCTGGCGTATAAAATTTAATACCTAAATTCAATGCAAATTTTCGATCTGTATCACTAAAATCTGATCCGGGTTTTTTATAAATAGCCTTTTTTAAAGTACCGGCTAATATTCGTCCAGCAGCATCACCACAAAAGAATGATTTGACATAATTGATTGTGATGTCCCTATGAAAAATTTCATTAGATAATTTATTTATCATCAAATTCCATAAACCAAGATTAGGTTTACGATATAGATCAATTTTCTTAGCAACAAATAGTGCTATAAAATAATATTTTCCTAATTGTGAACATAATTTATTAATGAAAGTCTCTGATTGTAATTTAAAATCATTAAGATCAAAATTCTTACTAACAGACATACCAGATTGATTTGAAAAAATAATAATTAATTTATTTTCATTTTGTAATGAAATTAAAACAGGCAACATTCTATGATCAATTAATTGCCATGGTTTATGTTTTTTATCAATAAGTGTGTCATCTAAATCGAAACCGGCTATTTCAATAGAATTAAGATTTAATTTCTTTAATTTGATACGATAATTAAATCCAACTAAATAATTTTCTTGATCGTCCCATACAAATTCACTCATTGGCATTGTCATAGAATAATAATAATTGATTAACAAAAATCTATTTTAAAATCAATTTTTGTTAATTAATTTTATATAACATTGACACTAATAATATGTATAAAGATCTTTATTTAAGATATAAAATATGTTAAATAATTTTCATCAAAGGAATAGAGAATTGAATGCAGGATTAGAAAGATATTATGTGATACCCGGTTCTTCTGGTCAGCAAGGAATGTCTGGTGCCCCAGGAATAAATGGATTACAAGGTGCATCTGGATTGAATGTAGTTGGTCCGGGTACAATGGGATATCAGGGATTCACTGGTCCATCAGGATTAAGTGTAGAAGGATTTCAAGGATACACTGGCCCGAGTGGATTACAAGGATTTACCGGACCGTCAGGATTAAGTATTTCTGGTTATCAAGGATTTACTGGTTTGATTGGTTCGACGGGATTTTCAGGATCAAGTGCATCGGGATACCAAGGATTCACCGGACCGTCGGGTTTCCAAGGTTTACAGGGATTTATTGGATTTACTGGTCCGAATGCATCGGGATCGATTGAAAATCAGTTTCAAGGATTTACGGGATTTGTTGGTTTTACTGGTCCTAAAGGTTACCAAGGATTTACAGGTGTTGCTATTCGTGGTCTTACCGGCGCTACTGGTCCAAATGGTTTCCAAGGCCCGACTGGTGCGCGTGCTAATCCTATCATGCCGGCCCCAAGGACAGGTGAAAATTTCTTGACAACTATTATCAATACAATCCCAAATAATATTCCTAGTACTTATCAGCAATTTACGATAGCAAATACAAATTTTGCAGATATTAGTAATTTCCAAATTGGTATGATTCTTAAATATCAAGATGACAATGGTTATTATATGTATGCAGTTATTAATCAAATTGGTTTTGAAAATGTAATTCTATATCCATTTTCTGCCCCCAAACCCTATTCTGGTGGAAATATATTAGCAGGTACAAATATTTATTATATATAATCTAAATAAATTTGACTCATAGATTATAATTAAACATATTTTCAATATATATAAATATGTTTAATCGTCATCATGATCATAATCATAACAGATATAGAATATTTACAGTTCCGGGATCACGTGGTTTAATGGGTCCACCAGGTTTACAAGGTAATACTGGATTTAAAGGTTTTACTGGTCCTAATGGAACTAATCAACAAGGTTTTCAGGGATTCACAGGTTCAAGAGGTACAAATGCTACTGTTATGTCATCACAAGGATTCACAGGTCCACAAGGATTTACTGGTCCAATTGGTGCAAGTGGTTTGACTGTTATGGGTATACAAGGATTTATCGGATCAACTGGTTTCATTGGCGCTACTGGTCTTAATGCAGTAGGAACCCAAGGTCCAACAGGAGTTCAAGGTGCAACAGGTATACAAGGCTATGCCGGATCCACTGGACCAAGTGGTATTGTTTTACAAGGTTTAATGGGATTCCAAGGAATAACAGGTTTGCAAGGATTTACTGGTTTCCAAGGATCCACCGGTCTGGGTCAAATGGGTCCAACTGGACAAACCGGTCCAACTGGTTATGTAGGATGTACCGGAATTTCATACGCTAATACCACAGGTCCAGTGATATTGACTTATTTTTCTGGAAATTTCATGGGAAATCAATCATTAATAGTAACAAATCCAATACCTTATGGTACTGGATTCGAAACTGATTTATATAACATCACATCTAATAATGTTGATAGTGTGTCAAATCTAATACCAGGATTAATTATCAATTTTTTTGACACTAATAAGAATTTAACATATGGTTCTATTCTACAAAATTCTAATTCTAATGTTCTCATACGAACAATTGCCTTATCGAACACTGATGCATGGAGTAATTTTGTACTAAATGGTGAAAGAATCAATTAAATTTATGATAAATAGTAATAGTATCAGTGAGATGATATAGAAAGATCTTATACTAATATATAAACATGTTTGGAAACAATCATCGATCACGTTTGTTATATAATATCATCGGACCAAGAGGTGGTGTCGGTCCCATGGGAAAGAAAGGTACACAGGGATTACAAGGATTTACCGGTCCGTCAGGATCATCGGTTATTGGTTCACAAGGTTATGTCGGTTTTACTGGTCCAAATGGAACAAATTTAATTGGTCCGACGGGTGTCCGAGGTCTAAATGGATATATTGGTTCTACTGGTTTGAATGGTGTAAACATTTCTGGTTATCAAGGATATACTGGATTACAAGGCGCTAGTGGATTAAATGGTATTAATTATCCAGGATATCAAGGCTATACCGGTTTTCAAGGGTTAAGTGGATATATTGGTATGACTGGACCACAAGGTCTTAATGTTTATGGTTTAACAGGAAATACAGGACCATTGGGTTCACAAGGATTTGTAGGAATGACTGGAATTACTCCACATGGACAAACTGGTCTCCAGGGACCGACAGGTATTCAGGGATACCAAGGATATACTGGACCGGGTGGTATAATTGCACTCGGAACTAGTTATTCAGAACAAATTACACAATTTATAGCATCAACAACCACAAATTTATCTGGTCCAGGACAACAAGTTGTTTTTAAAGGCACATTATTTGTAGATAGTGATGTCACTGTTTTTTATAGTGGTTTAGTTGTGAGGTTTACAGACAGTGATAGTAATTTTATATATTTATATGTAGATTCATATATAATTGGGATAAATCCAGAAACAAGATCAGTTACATTGACTACTTTATCAATTCAACAATGGAATAATAGTATTGTAGAAGGAACACCAGTAATCGCAATTTATAGTTTCTAATTTAATTTAATTTTATTTTAAAATCATATTTTTAATGTATAAACAAAAATAAAATCTACTATTAAATTATAAATATGTTGAACAATCGTCGTCTTAGATTATTTCACGCTACTAGAATTAATAAACTTTTGACCTTACGTGGTGTTAGTTCTAGTAAATTGTTAAAATTCAAGGGTCTTCCCCTACAAAAATAATGATGTATAACATTAACACTAATAATATGTATAAAGATCTTTATTTAAGATATAAAATATGTTAAATAATTTTCATAGAAGAAATAGAGAATTGAATGCAGGTTTAGAAAGATATTATGCAATACCCGGTTCTACTGGTCAGCAAGGAATGTCTGGAATTCCAGGAATAAATGGATTACAAGGTGTATCTGGAATTAGTGTTACTGGACCGGCCATAGGATATCAAGGATTTACTGGTCCATCCGGATTAAGTATAGATGGGTTCCAAGGTTATACAGGTCCAAATGGATTACAAGGATTTACCGGACCGTCAGGATTAAGTATTTCAGGATACCAAGGACATACTGGTTTGATTGGTTCGACGGGATTTACAGGATTAAGTGCATCTGGATACCAAGGATTCACCGGACCTATAGGTACACAAGGTCTACAAGGATTCATTGGATTCACTGGTCCGAATGCATCGGGATCGATTGAATATCAAGGATTTACGGGATTTGTTGGTTTTACTGGACCACAAGGTTACCAAGGATCAACTGGTATTGCAACTATTGGGGCTACTGGTGCAAATGGTGCAAACGGTTTAAAAGGTCCAACAGGTGTAAGGGGTGGTTTTTCGAGGACCGGAGAAATATTTTTAACAACTTTTTCTAATACAATTACTAATAACATTCCAAATAATTTAACATCATTTAATATACCAATTTCAGATTTTACAGATTATACTGTTTTTGTATCTGGTATGATTGTTAAATATCAAGATAGTAATGGTTATTATATGTATGCTTTATTTAATGGAATATCATCTAGTAACGCAGTATTTTATCCATTTTCTGCGCCACAACCATATTCGGGTGGAAATATTCTAGCCGGTACAAATATTTATTTAATTTAAACATATTATCAATATATATAAATATGTTTAATCATCATGATCATAATCATAACAGATATAGAATATTTACAGTTCCGGGATCACGTGGATTGATGGGTCCACCGGGTTTACAAGGCAATACAGGATTTAAAGGTTTTACTGGTCCTAATGGAACTGGTTCGCGAGGATTCCAAGGATTTACTGGTTCAAATGGTACAAATGCTACTGTTATGTCATCACAAGGATTCACAGGTCCGCAGGGATTTACCGGACCTATTGGTGCAAGTGGTTTGACTGTTATTGGTACACAAGGATTCGCCGGATTTACTGGTCTAATCGGAGTCAATGGTTTAAATGTTACAGGAACTCAGGGCCCAACAGGAGTTCAAGGCGTCACAGGTGTACAAGGCTATATCGGATCCACTGGACCGAATGGTATTGGTATATTAGGTGTGATGGGATTACAAGGATTTACTGGTTTGCAAGGATTTACTGGTTTCCAAGGATCTACAGGTATTGGTCAAATGGGTCCTACTGGACAAACCGGTCCAATGGGTTATCAAGGATTCACAGGACCGTCAGGTCATGCGAGTACAACAGGTCCAGTGGTATTAACATATTTTGGTGCAGTTCAAAAAATTGTAACACAACCATATCCTTATGGAGTTGGCTTTGAATCCTATGAATTGGATAGTTTTGATATAGCAAGTGTTTCAAATGTGATACCAGGATTAATTGTTACATATGAAGATACTAATGGCAGTTATACATATGGATCTGTTACAAGATATTTTGATCCAGTTTCAAGTGTATATGTGCGTACAATTGCTTTATCTAATACTGTTGCATGGTCTAACCATGTAGCCGCCGGAACAAATTTGTACTAAATACACAGTCAGTCAAATGATAGAGAAAGATATTGTGCTAATATATAAATATGTTTGGAAATAATAATAGATCACGTTTGTTATATGACATAATTGGACCAAGAGGTGGCGTCGGTCCTATGGGAAATCAAGGTAAACAAGGATTTCAAGGATTTACCGGACCCGGCGGATCGTCGGTTATTGGCATACAAGGTTTTGTCGGTTTTACTGGTCCAGATGGAACAAGTACTATTGGACCGACGGGTGCAAGAGGTCTAAATGGATATATTGGTTCTACTGGTTTGAATGGTATGAGTGTATCTGGTTATCAAGGATATACCGGATTACAAGGTTCAACCGGACTAAATGGTACTAATTATCCCGGTTTACAGGGATATACCGGTTTTCAAGGATCAATAGGATACCAAGGTTATACGGGATTCCAAGGTTTCAATATTACTGGTTTTACAGGTGCAACTGGACCATTGGGTTCGCAAGGATTTGTAGGAATGACAGGAGTTACACCACAAGGCCAAATTGGTCTACAAGGATCTACAGGTATACGAGGATATCAAGGATTTACTGGTCCGGTTGGTTTTAGATCTTTAGGAACTAGTTATTCTAAACAAATCTCACAATTTAATAATACATTATCAGTCGAATTAACCGGACCAGGTCAATCATATTCATTTGATGATTTAAGTAGTTATAGTAATTTTAAAATAGGTTTAGTAATCAGATTTACAGATAGTGACAGTAATTATGCATATGCATATGTAGATTCATATGATGAATCTAATGTTTCAATAACTATTTTAGCAGTACAATCATGGACTAATAGTATCACAAGTGGAACACCAATAATAGCAATTTATAGTTTCTAATTAAATTTAATTAAATAATTTAGTTAAATTTAATTTTGATTTTGATCAAATAAAATCTTCAAATATTTGTATTTGTTGTGTACAATATGGACAAATTTTACGTAGACTAGTCCATTGATTTATACATTTAATATGAAATTTATGTCCGCATTTTAATTGTCCAATCTTTTTTGAACTATCTTCAGAATCACAACAAATAGAACATTCAAATTCTGGTTCATTTATTAATGATGTAACATTAGTATATATCAAATCATTGTAAAAGTTTTCATATTGTAAACAAATTACCATCATCTCATCAGTAAATTTAAAATTAAATAAATCATTATGATAATACCACCAGAATAATATCATATCATTACGTTTTTCAAATGCATAATGTATAACTTTTTCATCTGCTACTAATTTCAAATTATTACGTTTTTTTATCCACCATTCTAATACAGTTAAATACCCATTTAAACTTGCATATGTTAATGCATTTGATGAATATGATAGCCTATTGTATGATGCATTCGTAACCCATAAGTCCAAAATATCAATATATCCTAAAGCAGATGCTTTGTCCATGGCTTTTTGTGTATAAATCCTTGGAACATGTGATTTTAACCACCATTTTAATACATCATAATTACCATTTGCCGATGCATCATCTATTGCATTTATATATATTAATTTTATTGGTCTTAAAAATTCTAGAATATCAATTAAACCATCATTTGATATATTATCAATGTAAGTACCATTGTAATTACAATTACTACCCGTTCCTTCAAATATTAATCTTATTATCTCAAAATTTTTAGTTGATAATGCCTCGTTATAAACATCATCATTATACCATAATTCAATATAATCTTTTGTTTTTATCAGATTATCGTGACTATAATCATGTGTAATATATCGGACTTTATCATCCAAATAATTCTTTTTATTTTGTTTTTTTATTTTGTTTAACATACGTGTACTCAATTGTACATCTGATATTAATATTCTGTTTTTCGATTTACTTAACCATAATTTCAACAAATCAATATTTCCATTAGCAATTACAGTCAAAAATGTATCAATATTGTATAACAAAATTACATTATGATCACATGCCGCTTTTAACCACCATTTAAATATATCAATTTCATTATTTTCAATTGCCCATATTAAAGCATTTGTACTATATGTAAATTTTATTTGTTGATTTTCCAAAAACCAGTTTAATACATTAATATGACCTTTTGATGATGCAAGATCAATAGCATTATTTCCCAATTTAATTTTCATATTATTTGTATTGAATAACATTTCTAAAATATCAACACGACCATTGATAGCGGCATTATTAATCGCGTCTTCTGTATACAAGATATCAAATCTTTCTGAAAAAATAGTTCTTTTTGTAAAAAAATTATACAAAAATAATGGTATACCAAATGCAATTGATTTAGAATGTTTAATTTCCGCTTTTAATTTAAATTGAATCCACCAATTTAAAACTTTAGTATAACCCTTTCCACAAATAACATCTATTGAATATTCTTCATTAAATTCAATTTTATCATCATTAATCCATTTGTTTAATTCTGTGATAATTTGATCTTCTATATCATTTTCATTTACATTTATATTATCATTTACAGTCTCATTTTCTATAATAGGATTAGATTCTAATATTGTATAACTCATTATTAAAGCAAAAATTGTTTACGGATTTTGCATTAGAAATTGTCATAATAAAAAAAATTCAATTTTTAAATTTTAAAATCAAAACTAACTGTAAATAATTTAAAAGACTTGATGTTATCACAAATGTCAACCGTACGGAAAATAGCCTTGTATTGATCTAATGATTTTTTTGTATTATATTGAAAGAAATTGTTTTGTCTTAATTGATAATTCTTACCAACAACCCATTTGTTTGGACTAGTATCCATAAAATCGGGAATTTTATCTATAATTTCGCAATAATAATCATCTGATTTTTTCAATTCATCCCAATCATTTGAATTGTAATTTACATAGGAAATATTTAATTTAAAACCAATTTGTTCTAAATATTTTTTAATCATATAAATAAAATCGCTTGTAGTATCTTTTAATTCAAAAATAGTCATTGTTTCATTAGTTAAAATCTCTACACCATATAATGTTATTTCTAAAATTATCTGGAAAGCATCTTCTGACTCAAATAATTCATTATCGGTTAATAATCCATAAACATTATTTGATTCTGGTTTATTCGAAAAAATATTGCGGGCAATTTCTTCTGGTGTTAAATTTAATGCATTTTTAATATTTTCTTCAAAGTTAAATTCGCTTGACATATTTTATAATATTTAATCATGTTAATTTTTAAATCTTAATTTGTCTTGTATAATATTATATAATAATGGATTTTCGATATCAAAATTTAAATTTACATGAAATAGATCAATTGCAAAATTATTTACAACAAATTAAAGCACAGAAAATTAATAATTTAAATTTAAATTCACAACCGATATTATATGAAGGTGGATTAGTAACACCACAGGAATTAGATTTTAGTTTAAAAAACAATGCCCCTTGGAACATCAAACCCAATATAGATTATGTTGCAAATGAATTACTTTATGGTCAATCACCATGTAATCCAGATCAGATTAATAAACCAAATACATTAAAACCAAAAAAAACTAATAATGTTTTCCATAATCCGTATTCATATGGTTCACCACAAAATGAGTTTGGAATGATTACTCAAAATAGAAATATTGGTATAGGTGGTACTTTACCTAATTTAGATTTAGTAGAACAAGATAGAGTTATGAGATTAGGAACAAATAGTTGTGTAAGTGTAAGTAATCCTAATGCAAATCCTAATCCAATGGGAATAAGAAACGTTGCATTAGAATCACCTTTAATAACTGGTGAAAATTCTCGTATTAATCCTAAACAATCTGGAATTTCCATGATTGAATTAAATCGATTTGAACAATTGCCATGGAATCCACAAGAGGTAGCACATATCGTATTTAAAAATGGAATGCCTAGAGGTGGAATTTCTACTAGAATCGACAAATTAGAAAATTGTAATCGAGATGTATTGTAATAACTACTAATAAATAAAATTGAAAAAAATATATCTTGTGATCAAGACTTAAAGCTAAAGATTACTTTATTGATAACACATAATGACATCAAAACCAGAATTTGCAGATTTGTCGGAAATATCAAAAACGCCAGATAATGAGAAATTCGAAACATCTGAGATTTTAGAAAGTATTGATGATTTTGAACAAATGGGTTTAAGACCAGAATTACTCAAAGGAATTTATGCTTATGGATTTCAAACCCCGAGTTTTATTCAAAAGAAAGCTATTAAGCCAATTTTAAATAGAAGAGACATCGTAATTCAATCACATTCTGGAACAGGTAAAACAGCTACTTTCGGTATCGCGGCAATTGAATCAGTTGACATCATGTGTAAAGTACCCCAAGTTATAATCATAACTCATACTAGAGAATTGGCAGTACAAACACGGAATGTATTATTAGAATTATCAAAATATATTAAAAAATATTATGTTACAGGCAAAGAAATAACAGAATCTGAAGTTGCTAAATGCAAAAAAAACGGACTTATCATTGACGAATATAATTTGAAAATTGAATTATGTATTGGTCAAGGAAATGATTCAAAAGATTCATCATTAATACGCAAAGATATGAAAGTATTTTTTGCAGAACTTAGAGAAGAATCAAATAGAATTGGTTCTGCCCAAATTATTGTTGCAACAGTTGGTAAATTACATACAATGATTACTAAAAAACGAATACAATTAGAAAGAGTTAAAATGTTAGTTATAGATGAGGCCGATAAAATTTTAACAGATAATAACAAAATAGTTGCGCATATGAATGAAATTATTAATTTAATTCCGTCGTCGACTAAATGTAAATTATGTTTAGTATCTGCAACATTTCCCGATTCATTATTAGAAATCACAAAAACATTCATGACAGATCCAATTAAAATCCTATTGAAAAAGGAGAATTTGACTTTGGATGGAATCTTTCAATATTATGTTAATGTAGAAGAAGAAAGATACAAATATGAAACATTAAAAGATTTATACTCTGCATTACACATTAAACAAGCTATTATCTTTGTTAATACTAAACAACGATCAGAAGAACTAGCAAAACAAATGATTTGTGATGGACACATGGTTAGTTTGATTCATGGTGATATGTCAAATGAAGATCGACGTATAATTATAGATCAATTCAGATCTGGAATTAATCGCGTATTAGTTGCAACTGATTTATTGGCTAGAGGTATTGATGTACAGCAAGTTAATCTAGTTATCAATTATGATTTTCCAGCAGAAACAAATTTAGATACATACGTACATCGTATTGGTCGATCTGGCAGATATGGTAGAAATGGTTTAGCAATTAGTTTCGTTACAAATCAAGATATGAATTTAGTGGCTAAAGTAGAAAAAATATATCGAACTGCTATTAAACCAGTTCCATCTGATTTAAAAATACTTGATGTTTAAAGATAATTTTTAATAATGGCAAATTATTAAAAAATATAATAAATTTAATCTTAATTATATATATAAAGGTGAATGTCAGCGTATTTTAGTAATTTAATATATGATCCATGTGCGTTAGCCCAAAGACTAAAAGAAAGTACCGGTCCGATGCAATATCGACTTTATTTAGGCGCATTTGAAAATTGTAATAACATTTGTGCCGTTCCGGGAAATTTCCCAGAAAATCCAATCCCATTTGTTGATGTAGAATCAGAATTAACTGGACGAACACGTATACAAAGTTTATGTCCCGGTGCAAATTATCCTTTTTGTAATGGCGGTAATTGTATTACAACTGATGATAAACGTATTCCGCCTTTCATTCCATATATGGCATGCGATAGAGATATTACACCCACTAATATGCGTAAATTAAATAACCCCGGTTATGTTTTACCCAATGCAGATTATTGTACAAATGTTAATTCTCCGTCTATTGCGAATAACTATTATTCTAAGTTTTAAAAAAATTGATAAAAATAATAACTAAATAACTTATATTATCTATCTCTAATATCAATTCAATCCAATCTAATTAAATCCAATTTAAATTTCAATCATGGCCAAAAGCAATACATCAGGACCTAGACTCCTTAAGGAACTCCAATCAATCAATAACAATAAAGATAAAAATGACAACAATTTTAAATTATCAATTGTAAATGATAATTTATACAATTGGGATGCAACAATTTATGGTCCAGAAAATTCACCATATCATGGATATGAATTTAAACTCAAAATCGAAATTTATGAAAAATATCCATTATGTCCGCCAAAAATTAAATTCATAACTCCGATTTTACATCCAAATATCAACAATGAAGGTTCTATTTGTTTAGATATTTTAAAAGACAAATGGTCACCAGCATTAAATATTTTTACAACAATGTTATCAATAGTAAGTCTATTATCTGATCCAAATCCAAGTGATCCTTATAATGCAGATATTGCAAATATTTATAGAAATGATATTAAATTATATGAATCAAGTGTTAAAGAACATTGTGCTAAATATGCAATTCCTAGTAATTCCATTAATCCAAATTAATCCAATTAATTTTGGTTAGAAACTATGATCATAATTTCTAATCACAAAAAGTTGATTTTAAAACATATTATGCAATTATGTAAACATAATATTGAATAATATAATATAATCAAAATCAAAATGAATGCATGTCATACATTATACATTAAAATTATCGATGAATACTGCAAAGATCCATTGATGATAGAATATTATTCTAATTTGCCTAATCATGTTGGAGATTCTGGTGTTGATTTATGTTTTCCTTGTGATGTCGAATTTGGTATCGAGACAAAATTAATTGGATTAGGTATCCAATGTGAAATGGATTATAATGGTGGATATTATTTGTATCCACGTAGTAGTATTTATAAAACACCATTACGCCAATCTAATTCAGTAGGTATTATTGATGCCGGTTATCGTGGGGAAATTAAAGCAGCAATTGATTGTCGTTCACCTTATTGTATTCATAAAGGTGAACGTTATTTCCAAATTTGCGCGCCAGATCTCAAACCAATTCGTGTTGTGATTGTTAATAATTTATCAACTACAGAAAGAGGTCAAAATGGTTTCGGCTCTACTGGTAATTGAATTACATATTAGATAAAAGAAAATTAAATAAATGCAACACCCCCTAAACCAAAAAAGACACGTAAAATATTCATATTAGTTGTATATACACGACATTTTGCCGTGTTAATGGTACTAATACTATTATCTAATTTTAGTTCCAGACTGATATAATCAATTTTACTCATATTACATGAACCACTCGGTTGAGATTTTTCCGGTAATAAAGAAAATGAATATATATTAATACCTTTGGATGCGGATCGATAATGATGTTCATAAGGTTCAACTAGATTTAAATAATATTCATCTCTTTCTCCGAATCTGGATACGCCATTTAATATCAAAGATGCTTTTTTGACTATATTTGTTCCAGTTTTGATTGAATTTAATGGTCCAACTCTAACCGGACTCGTAGTATAATTAGTAATGTCATTTACAGTCCGTCTACCGACCAAAGAATCCAATTGTAATACGAAAAACATTTCTTTACAAGGATGATCTAAACCTAAATTTATTTTAATATTTGGACTATTAACATTCAAATCTTGATCAATTTGTAATTGTTCTATCAAATATTCATGACTCGCGCGAGAAAATTTAAGTCGTTCATCATTATCTAAATACACATAATCTACATACAAAAAACTATTTATAAATGTTAACGCTTGTGGTAATCTTACATTTTCTTCAATTTCTGTTGTATTAGGTTGTGGTGTACAATATGAATTTGTTGTTACTGAATATATTCTATAAGGTATATTTTTAGTATAAGTTATTGAATCTAATACAGTTTGAGACGATAATTCTTGCAAACTTTGAAATCTCTTCAATGGATTATTATTATTTTGAATCTTAATATAATACAAATTTTTTGTAATATAATCATAATCAATAAACAATCCTTGAATAGTATAATTACCGATTTTTTGTTCAATGTAATCATATGGTTTAAATGGTACAACACTTTCTAGAATTTTAATCGAATTTGTTGGACCAATTGAATAACACTCTTCTATATTCCGAAAATTGACATTAATTTTTACTTCACTACTTGACATTGCAATTAACGGTAAAGACAAACCAATATCGCGACAAAACCAAAATTTTAATGGTATGAATAATTCATAAGATGGTTTTCCATTAGTATATGTATACAATTCTGGAACATTTCCTATCATTTTATCTATTGCCCTAGGTTGGCGTTCTGTTAAATCTTCCCATATAGCCATCCATTCACCATATTGTCTATCAATAAGTCTCCCGTCTATAGAAATTGTAACATCTTTTATCAATGCATATCCCAACTTTCTCACCCATGCAAATTTTTTAATACTAATGTTTCCATTGACCAGATCGAAAAATTTAGGTACTGATGGTAAATTCACATACAAATAAATTACATTAATTAAATCTCCACTTGTTCGTGATATAGTACATGTAACTTGATCTCCAAAATTAGCCTTTGATGAAAAATATTGTGGAATGGATTCCGTCGAAAAATTAGTATAACGTCGATATATTGTCTTGAAAAATGTAATCTGTGGTTCCGAGGTAAGATATACATCCTGTATACCATATGCTACCAATTGTATTAGTCCGCCTGCCATTATAATTTTATAATAGTATAATAAATTAATTACATTAATTTAACTTGATCTTTAAATTTAGTTTGTTATTCTGATGATTAATTCAATATAAGATATTCATAATCTTGAATAACACTATGTAGATCAAACAAAATAAGTAAAAAATGTTGACTAAAATGATACTCAAAATATTTTTATTAACATTTTTAGTCTACATTTCTTGACCATTTGAAGACTCCATAATCCAAAGTCTGCATTCATTAGATAATCAAATAAGAACAAAATGTAGACTAAAAATGATACAAGAATATTTATTTTTATTAACATTTTTTGTCTACATTTCTTGACCATTTAAAGACCCCATAATCCAAAAGCCCGTTTTCGTCGGATAATCAAATAAGAATAAAATGTCAACTAAAAATGGTACTTAAAATATTTATTTTTATTAACATTTTTAATCTACATTTCTTTACTATTTAATGCCCATAATTTTGATCTGTTCTTACTATATCAATAAAAATGAGTACAAAATGTAGACTAAAAATGATACTCAAATATTTTTATTAACATTTTTAGTCTACATTTCTTGTCCATTTAAAGATCCCATAATCCAAAAGCCCGCATTCATTAGTCAATCAAATCAGAACAAAAATGTTGACTAAAAATGATACTCAAAATATTTATTTTTATTAACATTTTTGATCTACATTTATTGACTATTTGAAGACTCCATAATCTAAAAGCCCGTTTTCATCAAATAATCAAATAAGAATAAAATGAAGACTAAAAATGATACTCAAAATATTTATTTTTATTAACATTTTCGGTCTACATTTCTTTACTATTTAATGCCCATAAATTTGATCTGTTCTTACTAGATAAATCAAAATGAGTACAAAATGTAGACTAAAAATGATACTCAAAATATTTATTTTTATTAACATTTTTAGTCTACATTTCTTGACCATTTGAAGACCCCATAATCCAAAAGCCCGCATTCATTAGTCAATCAAATCAGAACAAAAATGTTGACTAAAAATGATACTCAAAATATTTATTTTTATTAACATTTTTAGTCTACATTTCTTGACCATTTGAAGACTCCATAATCTAAAAGCCCGTTTTCGTCAAATAATCAAATAAGAATAAAATGTAGACTAAAAATGATACTCAAAATATTTATTTTTATTAACATTTTTTGTCTACATTTCTTTACTATTTAATGCCCATAATTTTGATCTGTTCTTACTAGATAAATCAAAATGAGTACAAAATGTAGACTAAAAATGATACTCAAAATATTTATTTTTATTAACATTTTTAGTCTACATTTCTTGTCCATTTGAAGAGTCCATTATCTAAAGGCCGCATTCATCAGTCAATCAAATAAGAACAAAATGTAGACTAAAAATGATATTCAAAATATTTATTTTTATTAACATTTTTAGTCTACATTTCTTGATTATTTGAATATCCCATAATCCAAAGCCGTATTCGTCAGACAATCAAATAAGAACAAAATGTAGACTGAAAATGATATTCAAAATATTTATTTTTATTAACATTTTTAGTCTACATTTCTTGACCATTTGAAGACCTAATAATCTAAAGCCAGCATTCATCAGATAATCAAATAAAAACAAAATGTAGACTAAAAATAATACTCAAAATATTTATTTTTATTAACATTTTAGTCTACATTTCTTGTCAATTTGAAAATCTCATAATCCAAAGCCCGCATTCGTTAGATAATCAAATAAGAATAAAATGTAAACTAAAAATGATACTCGAAATATTTATTTTTATTAACATTTTTAGTCTACATTTCTTGACCATTTGAATACCAATAATTTTGATCTGTTCTTACTAGATCAATCAAATAAGAATAAAATGTAGACTAAAAATAATACTCAAAATATTTATTTTTATTAATTTTTTTAGGCAAGATTTCTTGTCAATTTGAAGATCCCATAATCCAAAGCCCACATTCGTTAGATAATCAAATAAGAACAAAATGTAGACTGAAAATGATACTCAAAATATTTATTTTTATTAACATTTTAGGCAACATTTATTGATCATTTGAATATTCCATAATCCAAAGCCCGTATTTGTCAAACAATCAAATAAGAATAAAATGTAGACTAAAAATGGTACTGAAAATATTTATTTTTATTAAAATTTTAGTCTACATTTCTTGATCATTTGAATATCTATAATCTTTGGGCCGACCTAACTCGATCATAAATATAGACTAAAAATGAGACTTAAATATTTATTTTTATTAACATTTTTAGTCTATATTAATCAATCAAAATAAACAACAAACGAGATTAAATATTTTTATTATCATTTTTTAGTCAATATTTCTAAGCCATTTGAATATCTATAATCTTGATGCAATCCTAATTTGGTTAAAGATTTAATAATTTTGAACAATCCAATATAAATCAATCAATTTTCAAATGCAGTACCACAAAGTCCAGAGATAACCCGCCATACATTAATATTAAAAACATAACTATACATTGTTGCCGGATTATTATTTGAAATAGATTGATCAACATCAAAAATCCCTTTGAATTCAGTAATTCTCGATAGATTTGCCGAACCACATGGTTGAGATAAAAATGGATTGATACTCCATGAATATACATTAATACCTACTGATGGTGATCTTAAGAAATTTTGCCATGGTTGTACGGCATTCCAATATAATTCATCCATATCTTTGGGAAATAATGGTTGGGAATTAAATAATAAATATCCCCTTTTTAATGGCGATACTTTTGGATTTGGTACTATATTCTTATCGTAATCTATTAATTTCACCGGTTTTAAGTTAATTATTTGATTCAATTTGGTGTTCAGTTCCATTGCAATTAAATTTGTTGTTGTTATTGGTATAGGTATTTGATTTGCATTTGTAATTGGTACCAGATTATATATGATTGTTTTATTATGTAAGTATGCAATTGGTTCATAATTAAATTGTATTAGTACTGTAGTCGTTGCATTATTAATATAATCTAAAATTAATTCACACATTCGTAATAAGTATTTCTTTAGAATGTCATTATGAACAATAGGTTGATACACATCATAAAAATATTGTATGATATTATTAATGTCATAATCAATTGTATTTAAATTAGTATATTCATTAATTTGTCCTATTAATATATTTATTAATAATTCATTGTAATCAATATACATTCGATTAATGATCATATCTACATTGATATTCATTTGTAAATCAATTTGATTGATCAAAAGTTCTTTAATAATAACAATAAATTGATCAATACTAATTTCTTGAGGCATTGAATTTATATTTAAATTTAAATCTGAATCAAAATACAGATCTAATTCTTTATAAATATTATCAATGAGTTTATGAATCAAAGGTTTAATGATTGCATAATTTATTTTCATTGCAATAATATTTTCTTTTAAACGTATTACATTATCCATCAACATAAAATTTTTAAAATCGAATTTTATAAATAATATTTTTAATCTTTTCAGTGTTAAAACAAAATATTTATGTGATGGATCATGATATTCTTTGATTAATAAATCAATTTGTCTGATAAAACCATA